GATGGCGTGTTACCGCTACACCATACCCGCTTATAAGACAATCATAAACCATTTAGATTTGATTGTCAAGTGTCGATGAAAGGACTTGAACCTTCACAGATTAATCTACTGGAACCTAAACCCAGCGCGTCTACCAATTCCGCCACATCGACTAGATGGAGTAAGCGTAATATACCTCATAAGGATATAACAGAGGCTTACCCTCTATCTTGCTACCGGCATTCTGGTTTATCTTTCCAGCGCAAAGTAGCAACGACTCAAGTAGGACTCGAACCTACGACCGACTGCTTAGAAGGCAGTTGCTCTATCCATCTGAGCTATTGAGTCATGAGACAATCATACCAGTGCAGTATTTGATTGTCAAGTGGGAAATGCTAGATTCGAACTAGCGACCTCTGCGTTATCAGCACATTGCTCTACCACTGAGCTAATCTCCCATAACTAGGTGAAAGGTCGATCCTGAATAGGGGTGCCCTTTCCATTTCTCATTCAGAAGATCAAGTTTGCTGTCTATCACTTCCTATACCTAGTTAAGGTGGGCAGGGAGGGATTTGAACCCCCGTAGGCAGAGCCAGTGGATTTACAGTCCACCTCCATTAACCACTCGGACACCTACCCGAAAGGGCGAGAGTACCCACCTACGATAATCTACGATGTGGTCTACGGGACTCTTCGTTTAAGTTGCCGTTCCTTGGCAACCCCAGATCAATATTGTATCACTCCTTAGGGCAGTCGTCAACCCATACGGAACAGATTCTCATTTCACCTCCTAATAATCTTTGAGCCTCTGAGCCATCTGGAGCTTTCTCGCTTAACCGTGGCAAAGGTATTTTAGGTGTACCTGAGTCCCCTGTCAAGCGTTCATACTCACGAATGGCTTTATCAACATCACGCTCAACTCTCCTACCCACCACAGCAGGGTCCTGGAGCAGCACATCGTTGATTACGGTGCCTGGGAACAGAGTCCTCTGAACCTCGTCTAGAAGGTCCCAGAGACCCTCCTGGGACGCTCCAGTGCATTGGGAGAGGGTTGCTACAATACCACTGAGTATGACGCTTATGAGGATTATCTGTTTCTTATCTGGTTTCTTCTTGCCGAAGTTAAAATTAAACATAAAAAAAGAGGAGTAGCAACCGCTCTCCTCTATTTATTATTAAGTTGTATATTCTATTTTATCAAACTTCTACCGTGATCAGTTTGGAAGCATACTCATGAGCATACGAAGTGCGGGCACCATGAATACCCCAACCAATCCAACTATACGCATAGTCCATGTAACGATTGATAGACTTTCCAGGAGTTTTCATCCTGTCCTCAATACGTTGCCATTGAACCTCAGTCGTTAGATAACGAAGTTGCGTATGAAGTGATGATGGAGAACCACCATACTTCTTAGCAAAATCACCCAATCCATAATATCTGTTGGCAGATGTCCATTGAATCAGTCCGTAACCGCCGTAGCAGTTATTCCAACTGGTTCTGCTACCACCTTCGCAAATGTTAGGCACGAATGTTGATTCCTGCCTAATATTACCCATGATAGTAGCAAGGGCGTTTCTGTCTTTAATACCACGCTCCTGGAAAAATTCCAGGGTAGCATTCTCTTGTTCATTACACCCTTTACAAATTAGCCTTTTCTCTTTTGGCTTTTCGGGAGCAACCTCTTTGGTCGCTGTCGGTGTTTCAAACTCCTTAATGATTGAAAAGGGCACTGGAGGTGCCGTCAGAGGAGGAAATATCGGCAGTGTTGCCACATTGGTCGTAACCGATGCCAGAAGGGGCAGGGCTACTGTAAAGAAATTTTGCATTAAAATTAATTGAACTCTACATCCGTATAGAAAGGGGGTACACCCTTTTCTCAAAGGGCACTTTCCACGGCTCTAAATCAAACTCAAAGTCTCATAACAAAAAACCCTGCTCATAACAGGGATTTTAACATTATAAGTTTTTATTTAGGTTTTGTCAAGAGTCTGGTTCTAGGGAAACAATCTCAAGTTCATCACCTTCAGGTTCAATCCACTCATAAAACTCAGCAAGAATTGCACGGGCATCCTCCTTCGGAACACTTTTGTCTGCTACACGATCCAGGGACCATTCTCGGACATGCGCCACGATATCTTCAGTCGTTGCGTTCATAATAATCTTTTCGGAAGTACCTGTTGAGGATGTTGCTATTGTAGTACCTTGGGACTCCGTTGTCAAGGGACTCTGTGAGTACGTTATGCGCGAAGAGTTGTCGCGTCTCTTCGAAGTTTGTTTTGCCCTTTGTTTTATGTAATGATAAAATAGTGCGCGTAAAATTCTCCCTACCATATTTGTCTACATCTTCTTTGAGTTCAGGACAGGAACCGTAATACTTTTTCCAATCGGACTCTGACTTAACCTTTCTAGATTTTCCCTTCGGTGTGCGGAAACTCCAGAAATACTTTCTACCAATATAGTCACGACCAGTTTGATTGCAACGAATATGGTATACAAAGCCAAAATAATCTTGAATATCACTTGAACCAAATACTTCTCCATTATAGGTCCAAGGATTTTCATAGTCAATATCTGTACTCATCAATTATATCAAGGACTTCGTTAAGATATTTATGAGCGAGTCCTTTCATATCCATTTCTGGTCTAATATGATCTTTATAAAGTTTATCCTTTAATTCCAAAATACGAACTTTCAATTCATCTTTAACTAGTTGATTTTTAGGCATAAAAAAAGAGGAGTGTAACCTCCTCTATCTAGTCAACATCATCGGTTTTTTTACCTAACCATTCTGTTTCATAGTCATAATCTCCAAACAAATAGTCATCTTGTTTTGCGGCTTCAGTGTATGCATTCAAAATTGCCTGTTCGCACCATTCATCATAATTGGAATCCTGCGAAAGTATTTTTGGTAACATCTTGTTTAATACCACCTACAACGTATGATTCTACCTCAGTTTCCTGGGGAGCAACCTGAAGACCTTTGGAAGAAATCCAGTGCTGAGTCCAAGGAAGTGGGTTATTGTTTGCTGAAATATCGTATTGGGGTTTTAGTCCAATTGCTTTTAGTCTTCTGTTTGCAATCCATTCAACGTATTGCTGAAGAAGTTTATCGTTCAGTCCAATCATGCTGCCATCTTTGAATAGGTAGTCAGCCCATTTCTTCTCTTCATTTACAGCACGATTAAACATCTTATACGTCCATTCTTCTTCTTCTTTCATAATCTGCTTCATTTCTGGATCATCACCATCACGCCATTTGTTTAGAATGTTTTGCGTGATTGCTAGATGTTGGTTTTCGTCTCTTGCGATAAGAGAGATGATTTTAGCGGATCCTTCCATAAGCTTAAGTTCACCAAAGGCGAAACTACAAGCAAAACTAACGTAGAACCGAATACCTTCAAGAATGTTAACGTTTGCGACTGCTCGGTACAGTTTTCGTTTGACATCATTGAGTGTTTCTTTTGCAGTGTTTACTCCTTCAAGTCTAAACATCCAATCATTAGATGTTCCATAATTTTGAGCGGATTGAATGAAGTCATCATATGACTCTGTGACGCTTCTAGCACGTTCCAGAATGCGTTCATCTTTGATGATAGTATCAAACACTTCACTGGGGTCAGAATAAATGTTTTTGATGATATAAGTGTATGAGCGACTATGGATCATCTCCATGAATCCCCACACTTCCATACATGCTTCCAGTTCAGGAAGAGAACAATAAGGAATGAATGCCATTCCAGGACCACGACCCTGAACTGAATCAAGCATAATCTGATACTTCAAGTTAGAAGTATAAATGTGTTTCTGTTCTGGGCGTAGTGTTTGATAATCACCACGATCCTTCTGGAGAGACACCTCTTCGGGTCTCCAGAAGTATCCTAGTTGCTGAGTAGTCAGTTTATCGAAGATTGGATATTTGTATGAATCATATCTCTGAACTCCAAGAGGTTTCCCAAAAAACATTGGTTGTTTTTTGGTGTTTACTTGCTCGGTATTAAATACTGTCATTCCTTTGATTTGGGTTTGATCTTCAGTTGAAGATATTTTAAACTGCACAGGATTCACACTCTCCCTCCTCTACTGAACTTAACTCACTTAGCAAATCTTGAAGATTGGGTTTCTCTTCTTCTACTTCATCATTCTTCATATCATGTGTATTTTGATAGTAAGAAGTTTTCCACCCGTACTTGTATGTAGTCAAAAAGTCTTGTGCCATCACGGACACTGGGACTTCATTGTCCTGATAATTCTCAGGGTTATAGGACCAGTTTCCAGAAATCGCCTGATCGAAGAATTTTTGCATAACAGCAACAATATTAATATACCCACGATTGCTAGGCATATCCCAAAGAAGCGTATAATTGTTCTTAAGTGTATGATACTGTGGAACGATTTGCTTGAGTGGTCCTTTCTTGGACTTCTTAACGGACAAGAATCCGCGAGGTGGTTCGATTCCATTGGTTGCGTTTGACACAACGGAACTGCTCTCCGATGGCATCTGTGCGGACAGTGTTGAGTGCCTGAGACCGTGTTCCAAGATAGATGCCCGAAGAGATTCCCAATCATGTTGCAACTCCTCAGAAGTGATTTCATCTACTTCTTTTTTGTATGTATGTTCGACCAAAGTTTTCACAGTATCCCTTTTCCTTAGCAAGTTCGTTGGATGACTTTAGGAGATAGAACTGGAAAGATTCAGAAAGACCATGAACTGCATCCCATGCTTCCTGCGAATCATAATTATACCCAAGTTTTGACAAATAGTGAGCGAGACCAATAAACCCTATACCAAGAGAACGACGTGCCTTGGTAGCGATTTCTGCAGCGAGTACAGGGTATTTTTGATAGTCAATCAACTCATCCAATCCACGAACTGAAAGATCGCAAAGTTCTTCAAGTTCTTCATCAGACTTAACTTTACCAACATTGATAGCAGAAAGAATACACAAAGCAATTTCACCTTCACCATCAATATGCTGAAGAGGATCTGTTGGAAGTGTAATTTCTTGACAAAGATTAGACATACTCACTTTATCCTTAAAGGAAGAATGAGAATTGCAGTGGTCGATATTCATAATGTAGATACGACCCGTCTCCGCACGTTCTTTAAGGAGGTTGAGAATGAGTTCCTGTGCCTTAATAGTTTTTTTCTGAACGGACGAATCTTTTTCATATGCAACATAGAGCTCATCAAAACCATCGAGTCCAAAGCGATCATAAAGCCCAGGTACATCATGTGGGGAGAAAAGCGTAATCTCACCATCTTGAATGAACCTCTCATAGAAGAGTTTGCTGATTTGAATTGAGTAATCAAGTTTGCGAACACGATTATCCTCCGTACCCTTATTGTTTTTAAGAACAAGAATATCTTCTATTTCTTGGTGCCAGATTGGGAAGTGGACCGTCGCGGATCCACCTCGTATGCCATTTTGCGTGCAACATCTGACAGTTGCTTCAAACTTCTTGAGAAATGGTACAACACCCGTGTGTTGAACTTCTCCCCCTCGGATTTTGCTGTTGATGCCACGGATCCTACCAGCGTT